AAGGGTGTCTACTGCCGTGACGCAAGATTCGCGTCGTGGAACTCCAACCCCGGACTGCTCGACGCGACACTCAACTACTGCGTCAACCAGATACTGTTGCGCGGGATACTTCAGGACTCCGCTACACCGCGTGCGCACGGCAACAAATCACCGGATTTTCCGACAACCGGTCGCCAGCCAACGTCCCCGTTGAGCGGCCGGTCTACCGCACCGGCACTGTAGAGTGCCCACCAGACAACGTGGGACAGTACCTCGACAATGGTAACTTCACTCTAATAAGCGGCGACTCGTTCTACCAGAACGGGCGCCTCGACTTCACTGCTACTGATGGCAACTCCATCACCCAAGTGGAACACGAGTCCAATATGGACCGTACCCACTCCTATCGTACTCGCTTTGGTCCCTGTTACTCCCACTCCGGGGTGGTATACACCAATAGCGATGGCAATTTGGCAGCCGCATTGACGCGACTCACCAATAGCCGATTCCCCTCCACTCCTGGACTGCACCTACACTACAAGGCAGTTCAAGTGGAGTATCTCGCCAAGAATCAATCTTTCTTGGCACAGCTTGCGATCCGTTATTCTCCTAACTTTGAGTCTTACACGGACGCGTTCACACTAGCCGACGATCACCACGGCGACAAGCACTTCAAACGCCTCTTGAGGTTATACACTTATTGCAAACTCCATGACGACGGTAGCATCAACCACCGATTGTGGTTGACAGCTATTAAAGTCAAACTCAAAACTCTGGAATTAGCTAAGTATGCCAAGATCCCCCGACTTATCGGGGATCTCGGTGTCGGTGCATCACTTCAAGGTTTCATGCTCACCATGTACCTCAAGGAGGCAATGGCATACCACCCGATACACGTCAATGGTGGCACCATCGAATTCATCAAGGAACCTGCACCAGCGACACTGGAGCGTGTCTTTCCCCAGCTCATCAATCCGCCAGGTCGTTACTACTTTTGTTTATTTTCCGACGACTCCTGCTTTTCGATCCGCCACAATGGCGTAGTCCGGCGCTTCAATATCGATATATCGAAGTGCGATGCCTCACACACCGACGAACTTTTTTCTGCCATGATCGCAATCACACCAGAAATTGCACGTGAGGACATGTCTACTCTCACTAGCCAATGTGCGCTTGACGTGGTCATCACCTCGCCGGTTGACCGTAGCAAGAAGGTCAAGCTTCGACCAGCAGGTCGCTTCCTTGCATCTGGCAGCACCCTCACGACGAGCATCAACAATTTAGCCAACATCCTAATTGGTAAAGCACTCTCCGAATGTGACTTCACTGGAATTGAATCAATCATTCAGGCTGCTGCTAGAGTCGGATACCTTATTACTGTCGAAGAGAGCGAATTCCATGAGGACATTCAGTTCCTCAAACACTCGCCAGTCTACGATACTATAGGTGTCGTCCGGCCATTGTTGAACCTTGGGGTCCTCTACCGCGCTTCAGGCACCATCAAAGGAGACCTACCCGGACGAGGTGACATCTCTGTGCGAGCCAAGGCATTCCAGTCGTCTCTACTTCGAGGGGCGTACCCGTACGCCAACTTCGAAATACTGGATAGGATGAAGCACTGCCACCACACCCCGAACGATGTGTGTGACCTCCTGGTCGCAAGAGACTTGGAGTATAAGGTGGTGCGCGATGACAAATATCCGCATTACACCGCAGATGAAGCTTCATTGTACCGCAGATATCGCCTGTCACCATCCGACATTAGCGATTTGTTGACCTTCAGTGACGCCGGATTTCAAATGCACTACGGCGGTGACGCACTAGACAAAGTCTTGTTGAAAGACTACGGTTTGATTAGTGCAAAGTGAACCCAGGATTAGC